GCGCTCGCCCAGCCGAGCATGCCAGCGCCGACCGTTGCGACCGAGCCCGCGCAGGACGACGAAGACGAGGATGACGGCGCCGAGACCGATCCGGAGCCGGAGGAATCCGCTGGCACCGATCAGCCGGTCCCGGCCCGCCGCCCGCCCGGCCGGCCGCGCAAGACCCCCTGAACCGGGGTGCGTTGCGGGGGCGCGGGCCTGACGGCACCGTCCCCGCATGAAGCTCGAAATCATCCATGATGCCGCCATCGCCGTAGGGCTGACCCCGCCGGCCGTCGAATATGACGGGTCGGACGAATGGACGATGGGTTCGACGGCCTTCGACCGGAAACTCCCGGTCATCCTGGCCCGCCACACCTGGAACTTCGCCAATACGACGGCGCTGCTCGGGCGCCTCGGCGACAGTCCGGTCGAGCCGTGGACGGATCAGTTCCAGCGCCCGCCGGACTGCCTGCAACTGATCGGGGTCGCCGATCCCGACACCGGCGCCGGCATCGCCTACACCATCCTCGACAACACCATCCTGGCGAACCAGTCCTCGGCCCGGGCGCACTATGTGCGGATCCCGAGCGAGGAGACATGGGCGCCGCTGTTCCGCGAGGCGATGGTGGTCGCCGTCGAGGCGGCCTTCTATCGGTCGATGGAGGAGCACGACGCGGCCGGCCGGCGGGATCAGTATTTCGAGGCCATCCTCGGCATGGCGGCGACGCGCACGGACCAGCAGGCGCCGAAGCGCGCGCTGTTGCGGTCCGGTGTGCGCGAGGCCCGCTCGACCCGGCGGGGCGGCTGATGGCGAAACAGGTCCTCCGCATCCGCGACTTCACGGCCGGACAGATCGACATCGAGGCGCTTCGCCGCGACGATGCCGAGATCCAGCGCGCCGGCTGCCGCGAGTTCCGCAACATGCGGCCGCTCGGCGTCGGAGCCGCCCGGCAGCGGCCGGGCCGGCAGGCGCTGTTCTCGGCGACCGGCCGGACCGAGACGATCCGCGTCGGGGTGGCCGGCACCTTCCGGCTCAACTTCGCCTCGGGCGTGATGCGGGTCTACGATTCGACGGGAACGCTGCTGGCGACCGACACCGGCCGGCCCTGGGGCGGCACGCTGGCCGACCTGTCGCTGATCCGCTTCGCGGTCATCGGCAACGACATCGTGGTCACCTACCCGGCCAACCGCCCGCGCGTCGCCTCGCGCTCGTCGGCGGGCTCGTGGTCGTTCTCGGCCTGGGCGTTCGACACCGGGCTGAACGGCCGCTCGCTGGAGCCGTTCTATCGCTATGCCGCCGCCGGCATCACGCTGCTGCCGTCCGCTCTGACCGGGTCCGGCATCACGCTGACCTTCTCGGCGAGCGTGCTGACCGCCGCGCATGTCGGCGCGGTGTTCCGGTACCAGGGCAAGCAGATCCGGTTGACCGGCTACACCAACGGGACGACCGGGACCGGGACGGTGCTGGAACCGCTGCCGCCGTCGCGCGAAGTGAAGCTCGGCAGCATCGCCGGCTTCGAAGTTGGGCAGGTCGTCGAGGGCATCGATTCCGGCTGCAAGGCGGTCGTGATGTATGTCGACACCGGCGCGGTGTCGCTCTACGTGATCGTGACCAACAACTATGGGTCGAACTTCACGACGGATGAACAGTGCGTCGGGCCGAACGGCAAGTCGAAAGTCCTCAGCACTGGGCTGATTTCGATCCAGGCGACGACGGTGTGGGATGAAAGCCTGATGTCGGATGCCCGCGGCTGGCCGCGCGGTGTCTCCTATGGCTTCAACCGCCTGATGTTCTTCGATGTCGAGGGCGAGGCCGACGCCTGGGCGTGCTCGCGGATCGGGGTTCCGGCCGACATGGAGGTCGGCGCCGATGCCGACGACGGATTCACAGAGATCGTGCCCGGCAAGGCGCGCGTGGTCGATGTCGTGCCGGGCGCCGATGTCTTCGTGTTCACCGACCGCCGGATTTTCTATGTGCCGGTCAGCGAGGGCAACCCGCTGAAGCCGGGCTCGGCGGCCTTCCGCGAGATCGGGCGCGACGGCTGCGCGGCGATCCGCCCGGTCGAGACCGCCGACGGCGTCCTCTACGTGAATGCCGGCCTGACCCGCGTGATGTCGGTGATCGGCACCGGACAGGCGGCCCGCCCCTACATCCTGCAGGACATCACGCAGTATCACTCGTCGGTGCTGTCCACCCCGGTCTGCCTGGCGGCGACGACCGGCGATGGCACGATTCCAGAACGCTACGTCTATGCCGTCAACACGGACGGCACGCTGGCGGTCGGCCGCGTCGACATCGACCGCAAGATGGTCGGCTGGCAGCCGTGGACCGGGTCCGGCTCCGTGTTCTGGGTCTCGGCCGACGGCTCCGAGGTGCTGTTCTCGACGGTCTACGGCTCGCGCTCGCTGGTCGAGACGCTGGATGATGCCGTCTTCCTCGATGCGCAGATCACCTACAACGCCGCGCCGGCCGCGCTCGCGCCGGGCGGTGGACAGGGGCCGCTCTGGTTCCTGGCCGGGCAGACGGTGTCGCTGATGATCGGCGATCGAGACCTTGGGGATCGGGTCGTGGATGCGTCCGGCTTCCTGACCGCGCTCTCGCCGGACGACGACTTCACGCCGGCCGCCCTGGTCTGCGGCTTCGCCTGGGAAACCCGGGTGACGCCCTTCGTGCCGACCGCACCGGAGGGCCAGTCGTCGCGGCAGGGGCTCCGGCGGCGGCGGGTCGCGCGCGCGGCAATCACGGTCGTCGGCAGCGTGACCAACTACGAGTTCATGGGCCGGTATGTCGGCCCCTACCGCTGGGGCGACGACCAGGGCGCGGCGCCGGCGCGGCGGACGGAAACCCGGACCTTCGTCGGGCTCGGGCGGGATTTCGATCCCGAGCGCCCGCTGGTGCGCACCCGGCCGGGTCCGTTCACGCTGGCTGAGATCACCATGGAGGTGACCGTCTGATGGGTATGGCAGCAGCCGGGATGGTCGGCGCGGCCGGCAGCGTGATCCAGGGCATCGGCGGCGCCACCACGGCGGCGGCGCAAGCCCGCCTGGCGCAGCAGCAGGCCTATATCGGCAAGATCAAGGCCAAGGAGACCGATGCCGGCTACCGCGAGCAGTTGTCGACGACGCTCGCCAACATCGACGCGGTGCGGGCGACGGTGAGCGCGGATCCGTGGTCGCCGACCGCGATGGCGATCAAGGCCAACGAACAGCGGATCGGCGACCGGCAGCGGCGCACCGCAGTCTTCAACATCATGGAGCAGGTCGCGGCCGACAAGGAGGCCGCGTCCATCTACCGGTCGCAGGCGGGCTATGCGCTGGCCGGTGGCGTTCTGGGCGGCCTGGCTTCGGGTCTGCGAGGGTTTTCCTGATGGTCGATCTTCCCGAAGTTCCGCGCCGGCTGGTGACCTCGCAGGCGCCGACGATGAATGCCGACCCCGGCGCCGGGCTGGTCATGCTCGGCCGCGGTGTCTCGCAGTTCGGCGCCGCGTTGATGGACCGGGCCGAGCAGCAGAAATCTGCGACCGAGGCGGCGACGGCGGCACGTCTGGATGGCGAGATCGATCGGCGCAAGGCCGAAGCCATGATCCAGTTTCGAAACGATCCTGTCGGCTTCGACAACTTCATGAAGTCGTTCGGCGACGAGCTGGCGACGCGTCAGGATTCGCCGCGGCTCAAGGCCGCCGTGACCCGATCGGCCGAAGGTGCCCGGTCCAGCGGTTACGGCCACCTGCTGCTGCAGAACGACCAGAGGATGACGCGGGAGAACACTGAGGCGCTGACCTCGCGCGCCGGCGATCTCTCCAACCAGATGACCGCGCTGGCGGCGGCCGGCAAGATCGGCACGCCCGAATATCTCGAGGCCCGGCAGAAGGTCGGGGCGATCTACGACCAGCTCGTCAACAACCCGGCGCTGGCCTTCTCGCGCGAGAAGGCCGACCGCGACCTCGCCAATCTCGACAGCCGGCTGAAGGCGCACGCCCTGACCGGCGAGGTCGAGCGGACCTATCGCGAGAAGGGCTTCGCCGAGGCCGAGAAGCTGGCCGACACCCTGCGCACCGACCCGACGCTGAACCTCAACGAGACGGAGCGGCAGCACTACTATTCCGCCTCGATGGCGGCGATCCGGCAGACCGAGACGGAACGGCGCGTGGCTGCGCGGGAGTTCGAGAAGGAGGCCGGGGACATTCTGCCGGCGATTCGCTCCGGGGCGGCGACCGACGATCAGGTCCGGGACTATCTGTCGCGGGCGGCGGCGGCCGGCGCCACGAACTCGGTCTCGCGCGTCATGATGGCCTGGGGCGTGCGCACGTCCACGGACGCCATCATGCGGCTGCCCGGCGCGCAGCGGGCGCGGGCGCTGATCACCGATGCCGGAAGCGCGGCAGCGCCGCGGGTGACCGCCTATTCGCCGCAGCGCAATGGCGACCAGATGGAGGGCGGCTATGCGGCGTCGACCGCCGGGCCGGACGGACAGGCCGTGGTGCGCACGCTGGACGACTTCGCGGCCGGCCGTTCGGGCTATGTGACGGTCGCCGGCAATCCCGCCTTCTACGGGCGGCGCTACACCATCCCGGAGATCACCTATCGCGGGGCCGACGGGCAGGAACGGACGCTGAAGAACGTGCCGGCGGTGGTGCATGACACCGGCGCGGCGTTCAAGGGCGCGCCGGAAGGCCGCTTCGATGTCGCGGTGTCGCGCGACCTGCCGGCCGATGCGACCAGCAAACAGCCCTTCCTGTCGCGCGGCGTGCAGTTCGTGTCGGAAGGTGGTGCCGCGGTCGGCAGCCGCCCGGCAGCCGGCCAGAAGATGACGGCCGACAACTGGACGCTGAAATTCTACAAGCCGGAAGACATGCTGGCGCCGACGGCGGGCGGCCGGCAGGTCGATGCGCGCGCGGCCACGATGGCCGACGAGCTCGGGCAGAAGTTCTTCGCGGCGACCGGGGTCCGCGTCGGCATCAATGACCTGCGCAAATGGGGCCCGGGCGAATCGACCGGCGGCATGCGGCGCGGTGCCGCCGACCCGGCCGACAATCCGCACGTCGAGAACTCGCAGCACATCCACGGCGCGGCGTTCGATTTCCAGATCCAAGGGCTGAGCCGCGATCAAAAGGCGCTGTTCTTCAGGATGGCGCGCGAGATCGGCTTCACCGGGGTCGGCTTCTACGAAGGCGGCGCCGGTCACATCCATCTCGACACCGGCTCGGATCGCACCTGGGGCGGCGTGCCGGAATGGGCGCGGGACGGGATGGCGATCCGCCCGGCCGGCGGTGGTCAGGGTTCCGCCGCAGTCTCCGGCGGCGGGGCTGGGGGAGGTGCCGGCGACGTGCGGGCCGCCGGCGCCTCCTCTCAGGTCCACCCCGAGGTGACGCGGCAGGTCATCAACCGGACCCGGCAGGAACTCCCCCCGCTGTTCGAGGGCCTGGAGAAGGCGGTCTCGCATCTCCAGAACCCGGACAAGTCGGAGGTCGACAACCTCATTGCCATGGTCGGGCTGGCCGGCACCGACAAGGACAAGGAGCGGCTGGCGAACCTGATGGCCTCGGCCGAGGCGATCTCGATGGGCACGCAGATGACGGCCGACCAGCGCGCGGCCAGCGTTGCGGGCTGGTACCAGAAGATCGCCGAGGGGGCGACGATCCAGGAACAGAAGATCGCCGAGACGGTGACGAAGACGCTCGACGACGTGAACAAGGGCTATCGCGCGAAGCCCTACGAGACCGGCGCGATGACCGGGATCACGCCGCCGTCGCCCGTTCTGAACCCGGTCAACCCGGCCGAGTTCAAGGCCGGCCTCGATATCCGCATGCGCGAGCAGGCCATGATCCGCACCCATGAGGGGCTGCCGGCCTTCTCGGCCTTCAACGGCGCCGACCGGGCGGCGGTCGACATGGCGCTGAAGGCCGGCGACGTGCGCGTGACCGGCTCGATCCTGTCGCAGGTCGCCAATCTTGATCCGGAGGTGGCCGGCGCCACGTTGCGCGAGATGAAGGACACCATCCAGGGGCTCGCCCGCACGACCGATCCGGCGCTCTACAACGCGACGTTCCAGGCGGTCGGCATCTATGCCAGCAAGCCCGAGGTCGGGGTTGACGGCCTCGCCAAGACGCTCGGCGAGGATGTCGCGCGCGACTATCAGACCTGGCGCGGGCGCTACCAGTACATGCGGCCCGACGAGATGAAGGCGGCGCTGGTGCAGGACCGGGACCCGGCGCGCGGGCCTATCCGGGCGCAGATCCGCAAGGAGGCCCTGCACGAGGTGACGGCCGCCTCGTCGAAACTGAAGGTCGACCTGCCGACCGTGCTTGGCGCCTTCGACGACCGCTGGCTGTCGAACCCGGCGGCGCCGATGTCCGAAAACGGCTACGAGGGCGTGCCCGGCGAGCGGCTGCTCGGCGACTGGCGGATGATCTATGCCGAGCGGCGATCCGACGGCATGACCCACGATCAGGCGATCAAGGACGCCAACGAGCGCATCAAGACCCGTTGGGGCACGACCGATGTCGGCGGCCGGTGGCGGATCCAGGAGTTCCCGCCGGAGAAGCAGACCGCCTACAAGGATCTGACGGCCGACGAGATGAAGGGGCGGCTTGAAACCGACCTGCGGGCATGGTTCGAGGTGGCGCACCCGAACCTCGCCAATCTGATTGGAGCTCGCGGCGCCGCCGGGTCGCCGGCCAGCGCGACGGCGGCCAACCAGGATGCGCCGGCCGTGGCGCTCGACTATGTGTTGTTCCCGACCGGCCGGACGGAGAGCGACAGCGCGCTCGGCCGGGCGCCGGCCTACCATGTCGGCGTCATCCTGCCCGACGGCCGGGTCGACGTGATGCGCAACCCCGACGGCACCGTGCGGGACTATGACTGGGGCGCGATGGCGCGCGAGAAGGCCGGAACGGCCACATCGGCATTCGGCGATCTGCACACCCGCAAGGCCATGGTCGGCCAGGACATGCAGGGCGGCACTCCGGCGATCCGGGCGCGCGTCAACACGCCGGAATGGGAAGCCGAGCGGCGCAGGATGATGGGGCAGTAGGATGGCCGATGAAGACCTGCTCGCAGGCGCAAGCCTCGTTGCCCCCTACCCTGTCCAGGCGCAGCCAACACCCGGCCTGACCACCGGAGCGCAGCAGTTCGGGGCCACGTTCCGGCGCGGCAACGCGCTTGGCTCGGCCGCCGCAATGTGGGCGCGCGGCGGCCTCGATGCCCGGACGCCGGACCCAACCTTCAGCCCGCTGCCGCTGATCAAGGGCACGAAGTACGAGGCCCGGCGCGACGCCTTCGTGGACGACGGCACCGAAGCCGATGTCTGGAAGACCATGGCGCGCCTGGATGCGGAGGACCGCGACCGCGAGATCGTCGACCAGACACCCGGCGCGCTCGGCGTGCTCTACGGCCTGACGGCGGACGTGCTCGACCCGACGAACTATCTGGCGGTCGGCGGCATCATCAAGACCGGCAAGGGCGGCTATTCGCTGCTGAAATCCGCAGCCTCGATCGGCGCCATGAACGCGGCGAGCGTCGCCGCGCAGGAAGCCGTCCTGCAGGGCACGCAGTTGACGCGCACGGCCGACGAAGGCGTGATCAACGTCGCGTCCGGCGCGCTGTTCGGGGCAATCCTCGGCGGCGGCGCGGCGAAGTTCATGTCGAATGCCGAGCGTCGCCTCGGCGAGCAGCTTCTCGATCGCGACCGCGCGATGATCTCGCGCCATGCCGGTCAGGACGTGCCGGAGCCGAAGCCGGTCGAGCCCGGCGCGGCACCGAGCCTGCGGCCGGCCGAACCGGTCCCGGCGGGCGAGGTGCGGGCCGGCGAGGCCATGCCGGAGGCGCCCATGCCGGCCGGTGACGGCTTCGCCAAGGCCGCCGGCGCCGCGGCGGCGGACACCCGCACGCTTGATCTGGTCTCCTACGGGCTCAACCGCATCCCCGGCGTCCGGTCGGTCGTCGAGAAGATGTCGCCGACGCTGCGGGTCTATTCGAGCGGCTTCGTCGAGGGCAAGCGCTTCCTGGCCGATCTCGCCGAAAGCGCCCTTACCTTCGCCGAGAATGCGGCCGGCGTGCCGACCTCGTTCAGCGGGCCGCCGGTCGACCGGCTGGCGCGGCTGCACATCAATCAGGCCCGCTACGAAACCGAGTCCGGGATCGACGATCTCTGGATGCGGCATCGTTTCGGAGACCCCGGCACGCCCGAGGCGGCCGGTTTCATCCGGACCACGCTCGCCAAGGTCGGGTCCGACATCCAGGCGCTGCGGGGCATCGTCGAAGACGGCAAGCTGACGCATCAGCAATTCCTCGACGAGATCGGCCGCGCGATGCGGCGCAACGACCAGCACGCCATTCCGGAGGTCGCCGAGGCGGCGAAGCTGGTGCGCGCCAAGGTGTTCGAGCCCTGGAAGAAGCGGATCACGTCGAGCCCGCAACTGCGCGAGGCCTTCGGCTGGCCGGAGGACATCGATCCGAAGACCGCCGACAGCTACTTCATGCGGGTCTGGGACCGGGAGCAGATCCGGGCCCGGAAACCGGAACTGGCCGGCCGGATCGAGAAGTGGCTGACCGCCGAGCAGACCCGCAAGGCGCAGATCAAGGATCGGCTGCAGAGCCTGTCCGACCAGGTGCGCACGGTGCGCCGGAATCTTGGCAAAGTCGAAGGCCGCCTTGCGACCCTGGATGCCAAGGAGAAGGCCTTGGAGGCGGCAACCAGGGAACGGGTCGTAGAACTGAATGCGGCCGACAAGCGGGCGGCCACGGTCGCCGAGGCCCACGCCGCCATTCAGGAGGACTTGTCCGCGCTCGACGAGTTCGTGGGAGCGATGCGCGAAACCCTGCGCGACCCCGACGCCATCGTGCAGCTCGATCGCCTCGAAGAGGAGGTCCGCGCGCTTCGGAAGGCGGAGCGGGCTTCGACGGTGCCGCTGAGCGGGCTTGCCGAGATCGACAAGGGCGAGATCGGCGCAACCTTCCAGGGCGATTTCCAGACCGCCGCAGAGGTGTTCACCGGCCGGCGGAACATGCCGAAGCCGCCGAGCTTCATCGGCTATATCGTGAACAACGGCGGCATCGCCGAGGATGCCGGCGGCGAGGTGGCGGCAGCGCTCCGCGACCTGAAGCGGCCCGGGCTGATCCGCAAGGATCGTCGCGCGCTACCCGGCGTGACCGATGGCAACCAGGTCGTTCGCTCCCTCGATGATTGGGGCGAGTACCTTCACGAGCAGTTCCCGCACGCATTTCCCGAGCGGCCGACGGTCAACCAGGTGCTGGACGCGATCACCGAGGCGGCACAAGGTCGCGATCCGTGGTGGTTCCATGTCGGTCCCGACGGCCGGCGCAATCCCACGCTCGACGTGCGCGACCAGGTCGAATACCTGACGCAGCTTTTCGACCATCTCGACGCGCCGCACCCCGGCACGATGAGGGACCTTGCGAAGATCCTGAATGGCGAGCGTGGGATTTCGCTCGAGGATTTGGAACGCGAGATGGCAGCCATGGATGCTGCCGGCGCGGCTGTCCCGCCGGGCATCGAGGCGCGCGAGGCCGAAGCGCGGCTGGCGGCGTGGCATGAGGCTCGCAACGAGGTCCGGGCGCTCATCGAGCAAGCCCGCCGCGATAGGGCGGCCGGGGAGCGCTCTGCCGGCAAGGCTGCGGTGCGCACCAACGAGGCCGGTGTTGCCGTGACGCGATCCGAGAGCCGCTTCGAGGTGTTGGCCGCCCGGGCTGACCGGCAGGCCATGGTGCGCGACATCCTGGAGACCGCACAGGCGAACGGCCGCCGCGAATGGGAACGGCTGACGTCGCAGATTGAGGGCGAGGTGCGCGCCTGGCAGGGTGATTCCGCCGCGGATGCCCTGGCTGCTTTGAAGGTGCGGGACGAGGCCGAGCGCGTCCGTGGGCTCAAGATGGAGGCCGGCGTCTACGAGGGCCGTGGGGGCCGGTTGGCTTCGGCCGACGATGCCGTGAACCGCGCCGTGAAGCGGATCATCCGATCCGACCGCGACCTGACGCCGGAGGACCTGCGCAACCGGGCCTACGAGATCATCGACCGCATCATCTCGTCGCCGAATGGCCGGCTTCCCTACGAGACCGCCTCGACGGTCAAGTTCGGCGAGCGGGTCCCGACCACGGATGTTCGCGGGCCGCTAGCCGCGCGCGAATTCATGATCCCGGACGAACTGGTCGAGGACTTCCTCGACAGCAACGCCGAGCGGATTGCGGCCACCTACCTGCACACCATGGTGCCCGACGTGCTGGTGACCGAGCGGTTCGGCGATGTCAACGCGACCGAGGCGTTCCGGCGCATCAACGACGAGGCGAACCGCAAGATCGAAGCGGCGATGAGCGACACGGAGCGGACCCGGATCGGCCAGGAGCGCGACCGGGTGATCGACGATGTCGGCGGCGTGCTGCAGCGCGTGCGCGGGCTCTATGCCCTGCCGGCGGACGAGCTGATGCGCAATGTTGGCCGCGTGTCGCGCGCGGTCCGAACCTACAACATCCTGACCGACATGGGCGGGGTGGTGCTGAACAGCCTGTCGGAACTATCCGGCCCGATCTTCCGCTTCGGTTTCCAGAAGGTGTTCGGCGAGGCGTGGGTGCCGTTCTTCGCCTCGCTGCGCAATCCGGAGCACGGCTACCGGGCCGCCGGCCGGCAGTACCGGGCGGCAGGCATCGCGGCCGATATCCACCTCAACACGCGGCTGTCGACGCTCGGCGATGTCGTGGAGGAGTTCCGGCCGGAAAGCCGGCTGGAACGCACGCTCAGCGCCGGCGCCAACATGATGCAGCTCATCAACCTGCAGGCGCCGTGGACCGACATGGGCAAGACGATGGCCTCGGTGGTGGCCGGCAACGAGATCCTGCGGGCGACCAAGGCGGTGGCCGCCGGCACGCAGACCGAGAAGCAGCTCGCCATGCTGGCGGAATCGAACATCGATCGCGCGACCGCGGCGACGATCTGGCGCGAGTTCGAGAAGACCGGAGAGATCAGGGACGGCATCCACCTGCCGAACACGGCGGATTGGCGCAGCCGCGGCGCGCGGGAGGCCTTCGAGGCAGCGGTGGCGCGCGAGGCCGATATCGCGATCGTGACGCCCGGCCAGGAGAAGCCGTTCTGGCTGTCGCGGCCGATCGGCGCGCTGATCGGGCAGTACAAGACCTTCACGGCCGGGGCGACGGAACGGGTGCTGATCGCCAACCTGCAGCGGTCGGATGCGCGGGCGCTGTCCGGGCTCATGGCGGCGGTGACCGGCGGCATGCTGTCCTATGCGGCCTATTCGCTCGCCAGCAACAGGCCGCTCAGCGACAACCCGGCGGACTGGGTGCGCGAGGGGATTTCCAGGTCCGGCGTGCTGGGCTGGCTGGAGGAGGCGAACACCTTCTCGTCGAAGTTCACCGGGAACCGGCTCGACATGTACCGGCTGATCGGCTCCGACCGGCCGCTGTCGAAATACTCGTCGCGGTCGGCGCTGGGTCAGATGCTCGGGCCGACGGCGGGCAAGATTGAAGGGCTGATCGGCGGCATGAGCCATGCGCTCGGCGGGCAATGGGGCGCGGCCGACAGCACGGCGCTGCGGCGGATCGTGCCGTTCCAGAACCTGATCGGCCTGCGGCTGGCGCTGGATCAGGTCGAGCGCGGCGTCAACGAGGCGCTGGGGGTGCCGGCCAAGCCGGTGCGTTGAGGGGGGCGCCGCACGCCGTCATCGTGGCCCGCAACGAAAGAGGGTTGCGGCCATGGCGCTCAGCGGAATCGTCGTCGAATGCGGGCTGGCCGGCGGGCGCGGGCTGACCGCCGATCTGCCGGTGGTGCTCGGGCAGAGCCTTTGGACCGAGAACAAGACCACGGCCGGCACCACCACCAACGCGGCGCCGACGGACCGGGTCGACGACAAGTCGATCGTCTTTTCCATCACGGCGGCGGCCGATAGCTGGATCTCGATCGGGACCGCGCCGAATGCGTCCACCGACCCGACGCGGCGGTTTCTGCCCGCCGGGCTGACGCGGGATTTCGCGGTCGAGCCCGGCCACAAGGTCAATTGGGCGGCGGCCTGACGGGAGCCGATATGAGCCTTTCGCTTGGCGTTCAACTTGGCCTTACCAACCGCCAGTGGCGGCGGTTCTCCCTGACCAAGTTCATGGGCGATCAGGCGGATGGGTTCTATTACGACTTCACTCAAACCGACCGCCATTTTCAGGAGCACACCGGCCCGACGCTCGCCGACGACACCGGCGAGGTGATCGGGCTTGCACTCGATCAGCGGACGTGGAACGGCGCTTCGCTTTCGGCCGCGCTTGGCCCGGAATTGGTGCCGGACTCGACGCTCTCCGACGTCGCCGCGCTCACGCTTCAAACCGACTGGTCTGCCTCGGCTGGGGTGGTGACGAAGGTTGGAGGCGCGTCCGGACGATTCGTGTCCGTCACCGGAAGCCTCGCGACGGTCGGCGCAACCTACTATTCGACAACGGTCGTATCTGCCCGCTCGGCGGGGACAATGCTCGTCAACATCGGCAGCGTCGATGGCGTCGGCAGGACGGCTGCCGGAACCTACACGGAATATGTGCGGGCGACGACAAGCAAGGCCCCGTCTCCGGATGGCCTGACGTTCTTCGGTAATTCTGCCTTTGCCGGGTCCGTGGACTCGTGGTCGGTCAAGCTCGTGCCGGGCTATTCGGCGCTCCAGTCGACCGGTACCATGAAGCCGACGCGCCAGACGAGCGGCGCAAAGTTCGACGGATCCGACGACAACCTACTGACGACCTACTATGCTGGCGCCAGCATTTTCATTGTGGCGCTGGTGACGGTGCCCGCAACACTTGCTGCTGACCAGATCATCTGCGGCGCCAGCGAGGTCGGAGCCAATCGAGGGTACTTCATGATCAGAACCACCGGTGTCGTTGCCGGTGGCGTCGGGGCCCAGTCCTTCTCGACGATTCAAGGAACTACGGACGTTCGTGGCCAGCGCCTCGTTATTGGCATGAACGTCAGTGCAACGACTGTAACGCTCTATGTAGACGACGCCATAGAGTACAGCGCCTCCCGAAATGGGAACCCGAGTACGACAGTACCATGGCGAATTGGTGCGCATAACTACGCCGGAACGGCTGCTTCATTCTTCGCTGGTTCCGTCGAAAAGCTCGTCGCAGGTAGCGAAGACTTAGTTTACCAAAAGTATCTAAAGGTTAAGGCAGCCTTGCTGGCCTGACAGGAGCACACCATGACCATCGGCATTGTCTGCCTCGTGACCGACGCACAGAAGGTCAACATCAACCTTGTCTTTGCCGCGCGCGGCATGGGGCCGGAAACGTTCTCGCGCAAGGTCTGCGCGATCGACCCCGAGGCGACCTATGAAACCGCGCCCACGCACTGGCTCATGAGCATGGCCAACGGCGACGCGACCGAACTCGCCATCCTGCAGGCCATGACTGGCGGCGATCTGCCCGACCTGCCCGAGGGCGTCGTCTGGGGCGAGGACGGCGTCATCTCGGCGGCAGCGGCCATCGCGGCGACCGATGGGGCCGTGTTCCAGGTCTATTCCTGCGCCGGCGATGTCGAGCCGGTCGACCACGTCGCTGCCGTGCTGTCGAGCCGCAGCCTGCAATACGTGCCCGACCCGCCGCTGTGAGGTGTTCTGCGGTGCGTTGCTGCTGAGCGTCGGCCTGCCATCCTGCCGCCATGCCGACGCCCATCCCCTCCGTGCCCGCCAACGACCGCAAGACCAGCTTCGCGCCGGTCACGCCGACGACCGATTTCCAGATCGATTTCGATGTCTGGAACGACGCCACAGACCTCGACGTCTATGTCAACGGCGACCTCGTGACGACGGGGTGGACCCTGGTCCAGTCGGACGGCTCGCCGGTCCTGACCAGCACGGCGCGCCCGCTGGTGGCGCCCAAGGTCCAATTCACTACGGCCCTGTCGTCGGGCACCGTCGTGATCTACGGCCGGCGCGTCTCGGCCCGGTCCGCGCAGGCGACCGAGGGCGCACCCGTCACGGCGCGCGACTTCAACCGCTCGATCTCCGAACTGGTGGCGGTCGCGCAGGAACTTCGGCGCGACGCCGACACCATCATCGGGACGGATTTCGAGGATGCCGCGACCACGGCCACCACGAAGGCCGCCGAGGCCGCCGCGTCCGCGCTGACGGCAACCACCGCCGCCGCCGCGCTCGGCACCATCGGATGGTCCACGGTCGCCTCGGCGGCCACCGTCAATCTCGCCGCGGTCGCGACCATCGGCGTGAAGATCACCGGCACGACCACGATCACGTCGTTCGGTACCGGCGGCACGGCCGGCATGATGCGCCGCATCTATTGCGGCGGCTCGTTCCAGATCACGCACGGCGCCAGCCTGACGCTGCCGAGCGGCGCCAGCATCGCGGCTGCCGCGGGCGACATCTTCGAAGCCATCCTCGACGCCTCGAACGTCTGGCGCGTCACGGCCTACGAGCGCTCGACCGGCCGGCCGATCATCGGCGAGACCATCGCCTCGACGGCGGAAGCCGCAGCGGCCACCGACAACACGAAGATGATCACGCCGGCCCGCGCGCTCGATGCCATTGCGGCGGCACTGCCGGGCTTCCTGACCGGGCTCACCCTGACCCGATCCGCCGCCACCACGATCTCGTGCGCGACCGGCGCGGCCCGCAACGAGGATGCCGGCACCGCGCGCATCATGACGCTCGGCTCGGCCATCACCAAGGTTCTCGCCGCGACCTGGGCGGCCGGCACCGGCGCCAACGGGCTCGACACCGGCACGGTCGCGAACACGACCTGGTATCACGTCCACCTGATCCGCAAGGATTCCGACGGCACGCTCGACCTGCTCTATTCGCTGAGCCCGACCAGCCCGACGATGCCGACCGGCTACACCGCGCGGCGCCGGCTGGGCTCCGTCCGCACCGACGGCAGCGCCAACATCCTGAACTTCACCCAGAGCGGCGATCAGTTCCTGTGGGATTCGGCCGTCGTGGATGTCGACGCGCAGAACCCCGGCACGGCGGCGGTCACCCGCGCGCTGACGGTGCCGACCGGCCTCCGCGTGCAGGCGCTGATCATCGGCGCATCCTATGGCGGCACGACCGCGAGCGTCACGGCGTTCTTCTCGGCGCTCGACAAGGCGAACCAGGGCCTCCAGGACGTGGGCACGGCCGCGCTGACGGCGATGGCGAATGTCTGCGCCAGCGGCGGCGGTGCCCGCTGGGGCTTCTCGCCGATGACGATCCGCACCGACACGTCGGCGCAGATCCGATCCCGCCTGCACACCTCGGGCGCCTCGGACCGGATCGGCATCATCACCGAAGGCTGGATCGACCCCCGCGGCCGGTGATTTCCCCAGCACATCAACGGTGCGTTGCGGGCTCCGGGCGCCGCTGGTCTCGTGGCGCCATCCTGGCCCCCGCACGAGGTCGCGCCCATGCCTGTCGGTCCCTATGCCCCGCCCCTGATCCGCGCGTTCGAATCCTGCCTCAAGCCGGTCGGCGGCGGGCAGTTCACGACCTACCGCTGTCCTGCCGGCGTGCTCACGATCGGCTGGGGCTCGACGCGCGACGACGCGCCGGACCTGTCCGAGGGCGACAAGTGGTCGGGCGCAGTCTGCAATCAGGTCTTCGACCGGTCGCTGCCGAAGTACGACGCCTATCTCGACCCGGTCGTGGCAGATCGGGCGCGCAACGGGCACAAGTCGCTCACCACGCACCAGCGCGATGCCCTGATCTCGTTCATCTACAACTGCGGCCCAGGCGGCCTCAGCGGCAATGTCGGCCGTGCCGTGCGCGAGGGCCGCGACGCCGAGGTGCCCGAATTCCTGTCGCGCTGGAACAAGGGCGGCGGGCGCATCCTGGCCGGCCTCGTGCGGCGCCGGAAGGCCGAGGGCCAACTCTGGAGCGGCGATCTCCAGGGTGCCCAGAAGACGGCCGGCACCATCCTGCCCGGCTCGATGCCGCAGGACCGGCAGGTCCCGACCCCGACTACCGGCGAACTGGCGCGCCGCACGACCCGCGAGGGCGCGGCGGCTGCCGGCGGCGGCGCGACTTCTGGCGGCACCGTGGCGACCAAGCCGGCCGGCACCCCGACCTCCAACGCCGAGATGGCGCTGATCGTCGGCGGCCTCGTCGTGTTCGTGATCGGCGCCGCGCTGCTCGCGCGCAAGGTCTCGATGCTGAAGAAGGACTGGCACTGATGTCTATCCTGGATGCCGCTGTGGTCCTCGTCATTCTCATCATCGTCTGCTCTATCGGTGTCGGCCTTTGGGAGACCTTCATGGCAGTCGGCGCAGTCCTTGCCGTGCTGGTGGTCGGGGGGATCATCTGGGGGACCGCGGTCTATCTCAACCGGCCGAGCCGCCGGCGGTAAGTCCAATGTACATGCAATTGGTCGTTGCTATCGCCGCTCTGGCTGTCGTCTTGGCCCTATTCCACACCACGCTCGGCGGCGTCCATCCGTTAGGAGAACTGATCATGCCGAATGAATCGGAAATCGAAGCCGAGATCCAGGCCAAGGGCAAGACTGCGCCCCGTCTGACGCCGCAGCACATCGACGATCAGATCGATCGCGAAGAATACCACGTCTTCGACAGCGTGCTGACTGTCTGCGTCCTGACCTTGAAAAACGGCTTCAAGGTCACGGGCGAAAGTGCCTGCGCGAGCCCCGAGAATTTCGATCAGGACATCGGCGCCAAGATCGCGCGTGACAATGCTCGCGCGAAGATCTGGCCGCTCGAAGGCTATGTCCTTCGCACCAGGCTGGCGGGAGGGCTCTGACCATGATCATCCTGCTGTTCGCCCTCGCCATCCTCGCATGGGTCGGATGGACCGTCGCCCAGGACTATGCCGCGGCGACCGGCACCCCGTCGGAACGCCTGCTCGGCGCGTTCCGGCACACCGCGACGCTGCTTTACGCCCGCCTCGGGGCCGTGGGGGCCGTCCTCTTCTCCATCCTGGTGTCGGCCGCTGACAGCATCGGCGCGCCGGGCCTGAGTGCCTTCCTCGCGCGCTGGCTGACGCCCGAGACGACCGGCATCGCGGTCGCTGTGATCCTCGCCGCCGTCGCGTGGCTGCGGACGCAGTCGTTCGGGTTCGAAGACAAGGCGCCGGACTGATGGAACTGATCCTCGGGCTCCTCGCCAAGGTCTTCGGGCAGGCTTTCATCGACCGGCTTTCGTCAACCGCGCTCCAGTGGCACGCCGATTCCCTGCGCGCCGAGAACGACGCCCGCGCGTCCGAGGTCGAGGCGGCAAAGGTCCGGCTCGACGGCTATATCCGCGACCGGGCCGCCACCGTCGAGGCAATGAAGGCGGCGCAGGGGTCATGGGTGACGCTCGCCGTGTGGGCGCTGTTCGCGGCCCCGCCGGGCCTCTACCTCGCCAAGCTCTATGTCTGGGACAAGATGCTCGGCTGGGGCTCCACGGATCCGCTGAGCCCGTTCCTCGAGAACCTGACCATCACCATCGTCGCCGGCCTGTTCGGGTCCGGCGCCGTCGTTCTGGGCGCCGGGCGTATTGCCTCGGCCATCGCCAGCCGGAGGGGCTGACCGTGAGCATCGAGGCCGCAATCGGAATCACCAGCAAGGCCGCGATCGGCGGCGCCATCGGGAGTGCAATCGGGATGGTGCTGGGAACCGGGACGTGGTGGGAGCGAATCTTGCGCGGCCTCGTCGGGGCGGGCGCCGCCTATGTCGGCCACCACCCCGCCGCCATGATCATGACCGGGCTTCTGGACACGATCCTGGATCCGCCGCATCTCCCGACCTGGTCCGAGATGGAGCCGATTGCGGCGTTCGGCATCGGCATCGTCGGCATGGTCGCGTGCCAAGCCGCCGTCAATGCGATGACGGCGGTCCGCGACAAGGCCGACGACTATGTCGAGCACAAGATGGACGCGGACTAGCGCTTGCCCTTTGAACGGTAGGCCTTGGGCTCGGCGAGAACCGTCCTGATGATGCTTTCGGCTATTTCTTCAGCCCGGGCACACGGCACCCGGGCATATTTCGCTCAGGTGCATGACCCTGCAGAGAACTCGCAGATCCGATAGGCGATCAGGTCGACGCGCGTCGGCTGGCGCGGGGGTTCGGTCGGTCGGCGGTCACGCATTGGATGCACCTCCCGCATCGATATTCCGGCGCTCGGGCGCAAAGGTGTAAGCGGCGACCCAGGGGTTCGCGGCCCATGAGTCTGGGCCGTTGATGTGTTCCCAAAGGCCGGAGAAAACCGACGATGGTTCGTGTTCTGTCGTAATTTCCGGCATCCCCGGAATGAGGAAATGCTGATAAGGCGCACCTTCCCTGCGGCCGGTATCAACTACCCCCTCCGCAAGTGCGTCTTCATCGCTAATGTCCTGCAGCCGCTCGACCCGGACGGCCGAGACGGGCGCCACGAGGCGGCGGGCCCAAAAGGGCAAGAACCGGCCAAGCCGCAGGCGGCCGCGGCAGCCATCGTTCGGCTCGCGGTCGTAGTCGGCCTCGTAGCTCACGCGGCTGCCGACCGGAATGTCGCGCGGAGGCAGTTGGTCGTACCGTAACTCGGTCCGCCAGGCCTCGCCGACGAGAAAGCGATCGCCGACCGCATGCGTCCTCGGCCAGCGATACGGTCGATCGACGGCGTTCAGCGCCATGATGACGCCGTCCCGGACGAACGCTGGCGGCTCGTCGCACCATGCGTCGAGAACCCGCCGCGTCTGCGTCTTGCCGGTGCCGGGGCACTCGATCTCGCGCAGGATGGCGCGCACCATCGGCGCGCTGAACAGGATGGAACGGTCAGCCATGGAGCAACCCCCAGACCCACGAGATCGAGATGGTGGCCGCGTGCAGGGCGAGCACGAGGCCGGTGGCACCGGCGGCGAGGAAGAACCCACGCCAGAACCACGTCTCGGCGGTGTCGAAATCGAACCTGTCTCTCATAGCGTTCTCCGGTGGTGCGGGAACGCGCGTGAGCAGAAACAACGACCTTCTGAGGACTCTTAATCAGCGGGTCACAGGTTCGATCCCTGTCGCGCCCACCACTAAAAACCGCAGAATTCAGCCATTATTTGCGTTCACGGCGCGTTCCCAATAATCAGGCGTTCCCGGGCGCGTTCCCGGGGTTCACTTTGGGCCCCGGCCCGCAGCCCTGATGGCGGCAACGGTCCTGGTCTTCGTCAGCGTGGCGCGGTCGTAGCGGCCGGTCATCGAGACGTTCGAGTGCGTCGCATGGTGGCGGACCTGCTCAATCCCAGCCCCGGCGTCGATCGCCTCGGTCACGGCGCCGGCCCGGCTGTCCATGTTCCAGACTGCCGCCGGGACGCCGGCCTCGGTCGCAATCAGCCGCCACAGCTTGCGGTACCGATCCTCGCCGAACGGGCGCCCCGGCCCGCGCTTGACCATCGGGCCGATTCGCTCGGCCGGCGGAATGCGCGTGATCTCTGTCCAGACCAGCGGATAGGCCTGGAGGTCGAACTCGATCTCGGCATCCGTCTTCGACGTGCTGATCCGCAGCGTCCAGTCCGACCCGACCATCGACCAATCCAGGCCGGGCCGCCACACCATGCCGCGCTCGACGATCGCCCCAGGCGGCACGGCGCCGCGCGGGTCCTCGAACGTGCCGATCACGTCGGTCTGCCTCAGCATCAACTCGAACTGCAAGGCCTGCCCGAACGCGATGCCGCGCGATTCGGCATCCCCGCGCTGGTGCGCCCTGGCAATCACGGCGGCGGCCTGGTTGAAGGTCAGCCGCTCCTTGCGGCGGCGGGAGCCCTTGAACTCCATGAGCTTCAGCACGAGCGACAGGCGGGCGCATTCGAGGGCGCAGGCCTTGTCGCCGATCGTGGCGCCATAGTTCACCACGATACGGATCATCGTCATGGCGGCCTGCGCCGACCGCAGGCGCTCCTGCTGCGAGCCCTCGGCCGGTGCCTTCAGAACACCGTGCCAGCGCCGGAAGTCGTCGCCGCTCAGATCGGCAAGGCGCCGGCCGCCGAATGCGCGGTCGATCATGCTGAGGAACTGGTCATACTGCCGCTTCGTGCGCGGGGCGATCGAGCCATAGGGCGAGGCTTCGTTCTGCTGGTACAGGGCAATCACCGACCTCAGCGTGCCGTCATAGGCCGCGCCCGGCTTGTCATCGCACCCGAGCCATTCGAGCATTTCCGCCTGGAGCCGCCGGCACCGAACCGCGATGGCGTCCTCATCCAGGCCGGAAAGCCGCGCCGTCTTCAGGCTGTAGCCGGACTTCACCGCCTTGGGGCCGGCGCACCAATAGGGAACCCACTGGCCGCTGCGGTGGCGCCACTTCAAGCCTGGAGCGTTCAGGACGCTCGGCGGCTTCTTGGATTGGTAATCCATGACAGGTCTTCTCCGGAAAGATCGGCCTTCGGTGCGACGGCACCGACATCGTGCCGGCGGTAAAGGTAGGCTTCGACCGCCGGGAGAAACCTCCCACCCATCAAGGGGTCGACCTTCGGGAGCCCCTTGGCTTCCAGGACGGATGCGATCTCAGGCCATTCCTTTGCCCTGCCGGGGCCGAGAACCAGGATCGCAATTTCGGCCTCACTCGGATAGAGCGGCGCCCTAGACGAGGCGCTCGGCGATCTTCTTGAGGTCATCGTGCATCTCCTTCCTGGCGTCGTGCAGCTTGTCGGCAAAGCCGGGGTCGGGCGGGCTGTAGGCGCCGCCGAACAGGTCACGGACCAGCTCGCCGCGCCCGTGCCGATAGGCCTCGTTCCAGAGGTTGAGGATCGCCAGCAGCACCATGCCGCGCAGTTCGGCTTTCTGGCTGGGGTCGATGCGGACCTTCTGGGTGCGGTAGGTGACGCACATGTCGACGACGTGCAGGAGCGGCCTCGGCACCCGGTCCCAGACCACGCGCAGACAGCGCGGGACCCTCTTGGGGGCATGCTCGTCGAGCAGGTCAGCGGGTCTGAACGTCGGCATCGTTGCCCTCCACGATTTGAATGCACTCCCGGATCGCCTGAACCCGGATCGCCGAGGCCAAAGCAAGCACGCCATCCCGGCGGATCGTTCCGTTCGGGTAGGGGATGCGGCCAGCGTGCATGTCCTGCTCGCGGAGAGCAGCGTCTAGGAGGGCGCGTAGGCGGTCACTCATCGCGCGCCCCCACGATGCGGTAGGCGACGATGGCCTCGTCGTCGTCAGCGTCCCAATCGAATGTCTGCGCGTGCTCCCCCTCCAGGCTTGTCCCGTTGGCGAACCGTACGTCAACGCGCACCAGAGGCCCGACCGGGCACTCCCCGCCCTCCCAGGCGGTCCACCCGTCGTCGGCGGTCTCGGCGAGGGCGGCGCGGGCAAGACCGGCCAGATCGCACGCGGTCGAGCAGGGGTCTGCGGGGTCGCAGGGCTTGTGGTCAGTCATGGGCCGCCTCTTTGACTCTGGGTTCAAAAATCTGTTCTCCGCAGAATGGGCAGAACACCATGCGGATGCCGGTTTTCCCGTGCTCTCCGCTTTTCAACACTGCGACCTCGCGCGTCGGCCGATGCGTCTGCATGTTGACGAGTTGGTGGATCGTGACGCCCTGCGCTCGTGTGCCCCGTGTCCCGAACGGCTGAGTTACTGCCGCGAGGTCTGCACACGGCACCAGCCGTGCCCCAGCGATCATGCAGGTCGTAGCTTCCTTGTTGTCAGTCATGGGCGGGGTCTTCCGGCTTGGCCGGCGCGGCCAGTGCGGCAATTGCCTCGTCCATTGAAACGTCGCCCGCAACGTAGAGCGAGACGACCGTCATGGCGTCTCCCTCGTCGTCATCATCTTCGGCGAGGCTCAGTAGATAGGCGCACTGAACCGCGTGCTCGGGCACGCAGGAATAGGGTCCGTAGGTCAGCGGGCCGGCAAGCGCATCCCGCTCGGCCTTGGCCTTCTCGGCGCGGGCGACGGCGGCGGCCAGCGCTTCCTCAATGATCTTGGCGACACGATCGCGACGGCTGTCAGACCCAGGCTCCATGCTCGGGCTCTGATGCTGCCCAAGCGTCAGCAGGATGCTTCTGGCGACCTCGGCCGATGCCTGTGACCAATCGCCGTCCGACGGATCGTATCGAGCGGACAGCGCAGACAAAGCGGCATCCCGCTCCTTCTCCGCCGCCGCGAGGCTGGCGCGGAGAGGCGCAAGCATCGCGTCAACGAAGCCGGCGAATTTGGAGAACGGCATCCTGACGTGCTCGACGCGCGGTCCATAGGTATCCCCGCCATGCGCCTTCCAGAGAGCAATCGCGTCCGGCCGATCGATCGCCCCAACGGTCAAGTCCGGCTTGACGGTTGCGGCCTCCTTCTCGACGGGGGTGGCCTGAACGCCACGCGGGAACGCGGCTTGACCGCTGCCCCACGGCAGAGGCTTCGGATTGCAGGCGCAGTCCGCGTAGGACGCTTCACCGCATCCACAGGACTGGGGGCGGCTCGTGTCGATGTCAGGCATGGTCGGCCTCCTTGGCCGGGGCACCGACCATTTCGTTGGCGTCACCGGAATGGTTCAGGGCGCGGAGGGCAGCCACAGCCTCAGTAATGGCGTCGACAATGCCGGTCTCGTAATCAGTGTCGATGCCATCGTACGGCAGCGCTTTGTGGCTATTGGCCACCACCTCCGCGCACCGCTCGATGATGAGCGGTGCAAGCGCGCGGATCGCGGCGCGGGCCTCTACGTCGAAATAGATCCACATAGGCCGCAATTCTTCGGTCAGGTCGTTGTGGCGAAGTTCGTCCGGGTCCACGCACTTCAGCTTGCACAACGCCCGCGCGACGGCCTCGACCCACGCTTCGTTCTCGATCCCCGTTATCGGATTTCCGATATCGCTCATGACCGGCCCTCCTCGTTCGTGCCGACGCTGGCCGCCACGGCCTTCCGCGCCTCGTGGCCGGGCAGCAACGCCGCTCGCTCGGCCTTGGTGAGCCCGGACCAGAACGCCTGGTAGGCGGCCATGCCGGCTTCGGCGCGGGCGTCTGCGGTGGCTTCCAGTTCGGCGATCTCGTCATCGGCGGAAAGGGCGGCCACCGGGGCCGGGGCGCCGCCGCGCGCCCATTCGTCCAGCATCCGTCCGGTCTCCTCCGACAGCGGGCGGTCCAGCGGCACGGCCGAGCGATGCTGCTCCTGCAGTTTGATTGGGATCGGGAACCCCGGCCTGTCCGGCGACAGGACGAACGACAGCGTCATCTCATAGGGCCACCGACGCTCGCAGATCGGCGACCACCGCTCGGCGGGGGGCAGGTCTTTCGCGGCAATGATCACCGTCTTCTCTCGGCCGCGGTCGTCCTTGACCTTCTCGATCCGCATCTTCTCGTCGGCCCGAAGGCACATAACGAGATGGGCGCGGCACTGCAGAAGCCGTTGGACGAACCGCTTATGCCGCTCCTTCGGCTTGCGCCACGCTCCGAGCGACAGTTTCTCGCGCTGGCGGTCTTCGTCGAACGGACCCCAATTCGCGTTGTGGTTCCGGCGCGCCGCTTCGATCTGCTCGGACAGAATGGCGTCATGGACGTCGTGAAGCCCACCCTCGCCTTCCCATTCGTGGCTGACGCTGTCGATCACGATGACCGCGAAGCCTTGCGCCTCGGCGGCCTCGATCGCCGCAACATAGGCTTCCGGCTCAAACGGCGGGCGCAGGTCGCCATGGCTGAACCCGAAGCGGTTTGCGCTCGGCTTCTCGCCGGGCGCCGGCGCATAGTGTTTGGCGCGGCCGGCCTCGGTGTCGATCACTGCGATCTTGCTGTCGTCGCCGCCTGCGAGGCCACGGGCTACCCTGAGCGCGGAGAAAGTCTTTCCGGACCCGCTGACGCCTGCGATCGAGATCAGCAGGCCGACGCGATCACGGACTGCGGTGTGGAACTGGAAGGTCATGGCGCCCCTCAGGTGAACAGCGGCTCGATCGGCCGGTGGAATTCCATGGTCATCTCGCGGCCGAGCCACGAGGTCTCGTGCCAGGGCGGCAGTTCGGGCGTGTTGATGCCGGGGAAGCCGGGCCACTCTCCGGTCTCCATGCAGCGCGTCCACATGCCGATCGCGGCGGCAGCCTGCTTGGCGGCGATCATCCGGCCGGCGGCATCGACGCGGTGGACCGACACGGCATAGGGCGGGTCGATCTCCTGGGAGATCACGAAGCTGGTGCGCCGGCCGCGGCCATCGGGATCCAGGGCGGCAAGCCCGCGCTCGTAGAACGCCTCCTGGAAATGGTAGCCGGCATCGTAGAGCCTGCGGCCGAACACGGCCGGCGCGGCGTCGGCGGTGGTCTTGTAGTCGGCCCGAACGCGCAGATCGTGGCCGATGGCATCGATCATGCCGCGGCACCAGACCGGTCCCTCGCGCCAGATCATGACCAGCTCGGCCAGCGCGCGCACCGCCGGCTCGCCGCCGAACAGCTCGTGGAACACCGGCCGCGCGGCCTCGGCCATCTCGACGACCTGATGAAACTGCGCTCGCAGGCACGGGATCCGGCCGGCCTCGCGAGCGGCGTCGCGCGCCTCCTTGGCGGCCTTGGTGCGATAGTCCTCGGCCTCAATGACCTCCAGGTCGGCGCCGGCGCCAAGCACGAGGCGATGGGCGATGGATCCAAGATCGAGCCGGGTCGATTCCTCGGCCTCGTGCGCCGGGTTCAGCCGCGGGTGGGCGTGCCAGGCGTGCAGCGGCGAGCGGTCAAGCATGGTCCGGGCGATGCTCGACGACAGGCTGGGCATCGGCGCCGGGTCGGCGTGGTAGACGGCCTCTGGCATCCGGTAGAAGCCGGGCGCGCCGACCTGGCCGTCATCGTGCTGGGTGATCTGCATGGCGGGTCCTTGCGGCAAGAAAGGCGTCCACATCGGCGGGCGCGAAAAACTGGATCAGGAAGTCCCGCTCGGTGCCGGGCGGGATGGTGTTGGTGGCGAGCAGGACGGCCATGGGCGTCCAGAGCAGGCGCCGGTCGGTCGCCTCCGCGGGGGCCATGGCGACGCTCATTGCAGCGGCCTTTTGTCGATCGCGCGGGCGACCGTCCGCATGGTGCGCTCCGGGATCCGGGAGATGCCGACGACCTCGGCGTGCGCATCGGCCAGCACCAGCACCGCGAGCTCGGCCTCGGTCAGGGCGGCAATGCCGGCCTCGATCGTCTCGGCCTGCACGAGGCGCGCCAGAAGCTCGCCGGCGGTGCCCATGGCGAAGGCCACGTCGATCCGCGTCATGCCGCCCTCCCACAGTTCCGCGCCCGCTCCATCGCGGCGGCCGTCTCGGCGTAGCTGCGGCCGGTGATCCGCGCGATGGCCTGGAGCCCGTATCGCCGCGCCATGAGGCCGCCGACGGTCTCGCCGATGTCGTGGGCGGCGGGCGTTCTGACGGCTTCCGTGACCGGCTGCGGGACCGACTGCGCATCGGGCATCTCGCCGACCACGAGCCGATAGCCGAAGCCCTGCACGGTCTCGATCGCCAGACCGAGCGGCACCAGATCGTTCCGCAGCTTGTTGAGGTGCGACCTGACGCTGTCGCGGCCCCCGCCGCCCAGGCTGCAGCGCGCGGTCTCGTGCGATGCGCCCCAGAGCTGGTCCTTCGTAACGACCTGCCCGACGTTCATAGCCAGGGCGGCCAGCATGCCGAGCCGGCGGCCGGTGATCCGCTTCCGCAGCCCGCCGCGCTCGACGCTGCCGGAGCGCATGTGGATCTGCACGTTGGCGACGTGGACGATCTCGATCTTGAGCGTCATGACCGACCCTCCGCCTTGGCGATGGCGGCGTCAGCCTTTTCCCATGCCTCCCGCATTAAGCGAGCTTCGCCATCAGACATTCGGACGTAAATTCCATCCGAGATAACAGCCAGTCGCTTCAACGCCTCCAACAGGTCCGGCGCGGCGGCGATCAGGCGGGCGTTGGCGTCGCTGTTGTCGGCGTAACAGAACTGATTGCAGCAAATCGCGTCGGCCCCGTCTGTTATTTGCCAATACGCAATCCCAGACTGTTGAATGTGCCCGTTTTCAATTTTCCACGGTCCCGGCGTGTGCGTGCTCATGCCTGCGCCTCCAACCGGTCCATGATCTCGTCGCAGTAGTGCTGCGAGCCCTCGACGTGCTTGACGACGGCGTCCCAGAGCACGGCTTCGAACGGGTTGTCTTTGGACAGGGTCTTTTGCGGCCCGCCGCGCAACCCGACCGAAATCGCGTCGATCTTGAACGCGGCCTCATCCTCCGACGGGCCATCGACGCCGGACGCCCAGACGCGGGCGGTGTCGATGAACGCATAGTCGCCGACAAAGATTTCCTCGACGAGGATCCAGACCTGGTGCCCCTCGATGGCCGGCCCGCGCGGGGGCTCGACAGGCTCACGAAAGCGCGGGAGATTGTGAAAGTGCTGGTTCATAGCGGCCACACAATTTTGTCGGCGAGGTTCCCGCCGCGTTCCAGGTGAGCCGCGACAAACGGTCGAGCACTTTCGGTGCTGTGAGGATGCCCATCGTCATCCGCGAAGAGTTCCGGCGCGGATGAAAGATCGTTGTAGCTCGGCGCACAGTCTTCGCAGAGATAGACGTCATCCGAAACGTGAGCGGGGTCACCTTCGTAGAGCTTCTTGCTGCAGTTTTCGCAAACCGCCAGCACTTCGTTTTCATCGTCGGTCATGGGGTGTGCCTCCTTGGCTGCCCGGTGCTGCCGGCCGTAGCCGGCAGGGCGAGGCGGTCAGGTGCAGGCCGGGGGTGACGCCAGGATGCTGCCGATCATCCAGAGGCCGGCCGCGATGCCAGCGATCGACAGCCAGAAGGCGAGGGTGATGAGGCGGTCGACCATGGCGGCGGCCTCAGAACAGGCAGACGAGCGCGGTCGTCAGGAAGCCGACAGTGAAGCCGAGCACCGCGGCGGCCAGCGTTTGGGTGAGGTCGTCAGCGAGCGCCGCCGAGGTGAAGGCGGTCGGCGTGAACAGCGGGCGCGGGGCCGGCGGCAAAGCCTTCCGGGCGAGCACCTGACACGGGTACTTGAACCCGTCGTTGCGGCTCCAGGCCTCCATGTCGCCGGGCTCGGCCGTGTCATAGAGCTCGTGGTGGACGCCGGCCCCCGGCAGATGCCAGCGGACGCAGACGATCTCACGCGCGTTGACCGGCTCGCCCTCGATGTCGACGGCCTGAAACCGGGGTGCGGTGCTGTGGGAACTGGCGGACATCGGGGCCTCCTGTGCGGGACAGGAGGGAGGATGCTGGGATCAATCCCAGATGTCAAGCGGGATTATGGGATGCGTCCCATATTATTCAATCTGGGAATTCCCTTTCGGCAATGCGCCCGTCGATAAGCCACTAGACAAACGGCCAGCAATCTCATCTTCAATTTGCCTTGAAATTTTGTAATGTAAGTTCGCCCGTTCATAGTCTTCTGAAGGGTCATTGAATATAAACAACCCAGTTAATCCGCCAATTAGTGCAACCGCGCCTATTATCGAATTGTATAATTGTATAAAAAATCCAGATAAAACTAAAGCGGCGCCAGCAAATATAAAGAACTTTGAACCAAATCGCTTTTCTTTCAGGGTTCGTGCTTTTTCACGAAATGCAACACTTTGGCTTTGGTGATAGGCCAGACGCTCGCGCAGGGCTTTCAAGTCTTGCATTTTCACCCCCTACATTCGCGTCCACCGGCCAATGACCCGCCCGATGACCCTGACCATCTCCGCCGGCCGTCGAACGGGCGCCACGGACGGATTCTCCGAGATGATTTCGAGCAGGATCGGGTCTACATCGCGCAGCAACCTAGCACGCTTGACGACCGGCCCGTCGCCCTCGTCCAGGACGTAGATTTCCCCGTGCTTGATGCTGGTCGCCTGGGTGTCGACGATCACCTTGTCGCCGGGCAGCAAGGACGGCGCCATGGACGTGCCGATCACCGGCAAGATCACGACGCGGCTCGGCTCCACGCCCAGTTCATCGCGCGGGATGACCCATTCGCTGACGACGCGATGGCCGCTGCTGATGCCGCCGGAGTGGATCGCCACCATCTCGCCGACGCGGCCATCGCCCGCCCCTGCTTCCGCATCGATCTGGGGCACGGCGCCAGGCAGTTGGCCCTTGTAGGGCCGCACCTCGGAGAACCCGTTGTCGCCGTCGCCATCGACGAACCAGGCCACCGGGATCCCTGTCGCCTCGGACAGCGCAGACAGGCTGTCGACCTTCGGCGGCCCCTTTGCCTTCAGAACGTCGCGGACCCACGTTTCGTTCATGCCAGCAGCCATCGACATCCGACGCTGGTTCCCGCCGAAGTGGGAGTGCAGCACCTCTTGGAACCGGGATTTCCACTTCGTTGACATGGTTGGGACGTTACCCAACGTATGAGCGTTGTGCATCTGGGATGTGTCCCTTGACAATCTGGGATGCATCCCAATACTAGCGGGATGACCCAAGTCCTCGAACTGATCGGGCGCATCGAGCGCCATTGCGCGGCTCACGGCATTGCCGAGAGCACGTTCGGGCTGCGAGCCGTCAACGACGGCAAGTTCGTCGCCCGTCTTCGGGCCGGCGGGACGATCACGCTGCCGACGCTCGATCGCGTCGAGCAGTTCTTGTCCGCCCCCGCGACCACGGAGGCCGCGTGATGGCCGCCGCGCCCGCGTCATGCACCGCCGCGCTGACGGTCCGTCGCGATGCGGACGGCCATCTGCATCCGGGCCTTGCCATCGACTTTGCGCCCGGTGGACCGGTGGCGCTGCCGGATCTGCTCGGCGGTTATCACGACCTTCTCGACCGCGTAGCCGGGCAGATCGAGCGCTGCGAGCCCGGCCTCGGTGTCGGCCAGCCAGTCCTCGTAGGTTTCCTGGAGGTCGGGGCAGAGGGTCTTCAACTGCGGCCAGTCGACGGCGCGCAGCCAGGGGATGGTGACGATCGGCAGTCCGGTCATGGTGCTGTCCTTTCCGGTGATGAGGCTTCCCCTGGCGACGACGGCTTCACGGCTTTCTGGGGGGCTTTCCGGGCGGTGTGCCCGCGGACACTCCGACCGCAATCCGTTCCAGCGCTTCGATCCCTTGCGCGTGCATGTTCTCGCGCCGGAGCCTCGCAGCGGCCTTCCGAAGCCATTCGGATGCCCGAGCCGCCTCCCTCTGATCCGGAAGAGCGAGGCGACCGATGATCGCGACTGCCACCTCGATCGCTTCAAGGCGGGCGTCGACCGACGCGAAGAATTCCAGGACTTCGGTTTCGTCGTCGTGCTGCGGATCGTCCATTGCGGTTCTCCCGTCTGTGGGTGGCGACCCCGCCGCCCAACCCGTTCTCCTGCTCGCCGACATGCTGTCGGGCTGGGGCGCCGCCACCGCCTGCGCGCGGACGGCCTATGCCCTGGCCGATCAGCGGCGCGAGCGCTCCGACATGGCCGGCTTGTCCGGCGATGCGACCGGCCCCCGTAAGGGGCTGCCCTCCTTGGGCGTTTCCTCCCTGAACTCGGCCGGGGCCTAGCGCTCCGGCCGTCTTTTCCAGAGCCCCGCCAAGGGGCCGGCACCGCAGGAATCCCCGTCCCCGCCCGGCGCGCCTCCCTTGATGCCAGGGGTGCCGCCCAAGGTCTTGGGGAAATGTCCCAAGCTCTTGGAGGGTCTGAATATGTCCATCGAAGCCGCCGCCGAGGCGCGCCACCTGCTCCGGCAGGTCCGGGGGCGCTATCCGGCCGGCACGCCCTGGAAGGTGATCGCCCCCCGGCTCGCGACCGGGCTCGGCGTCACGGCGCGCCGTGTGGCCGCGCTGTGGCGGGGCGAGGCGCGCCGCATCGACGCCGAAGAACTGGACCGGCTGCGGATGCTCGCGGCCTCGATCGAGAAGGCCAGCCATGCCCGAGACGACCTCGCCCGGCGGATTGCCGCGCTGGAATGCCGCCTGGATGCGATCGGCGAGGACAGCGACCGCGCGGGCGCTGCTCTGGTGCGGGGTGGTTGTCGCGCGGGGCTGTGACCGAGCGGCGACCTGGGTCGCGCCGTGGACGGGGAGGAGACGCCGATGACGATTGACCAGTGGGAAGAGCTGGAGCCGGCCCGACCGTCGGCGAGCACCGCCACCGAGCCCGTGGTGATTGCGACCATCCGCTTGCGCGGTGGCGCGGCGCGCGTTTCGTTCTCGCTGGCCGAGGGGATCGCGGCGCAGATTGGTTGGCCGCGCTACGCGGTCGCCTACAACCCCGACCGGCGGCAGTTCCGCATCCGCGCGACCGAGACCGGGCGGTTCGAAGGGTTCCGGCCGATCAAGGGCACCCGCGTGGTGATCCGCTGCCCGCTGCCGGCGACGCTGGTGCCAGTCGAGAAGCTGAAGATCGCCGCGGCGCACGAAATGCGCGGGCGGGAACTGTTCGTGACGGTGCCGTCGGCCTTCTGGCCGAAGCCGAAGCCGGCTGCAGCAGCGGCAGCCGACATGTCCCGCACCCTGATGGGCGATCCGCCGGCCGGCCGGTCGGCCCTGGATCGGAGGTAGCGCCATGCTCGTGATCACCTTCATCGCCTGCTCGGGCGTCTACTGCGAGCACGTTCAGCAGCGCAGCTACGACATGACGCCGCTCTACTGCGAGCTGAAGGGCGGCCAGGAGATCGCCGCCGAGTGGGTGCGCCGGCATCCGGGGTTCCAGGTCGACGGCCGCATCCGCTGCGAAGCGCGCGGGTGACGCCATGGTCGACGACCTGCCTCCGATCCCCGCCTTCATGGAGCGCCGGCCCTGGCGCCTCGCCGAACTTGCCGCCGCCTCGGCGCTGACGGCCGATGACCGCGCGCTGTTCACCGACCTGCCTTTCCTTCCGCCGGCCGATGCGCCGGCCGAACCGGCCCCCAATCAGGAGACCGCTGCCGTGACCAATTTCGCAGCCGGACAATTGAAATCCTTCATCGAGCGCATTGAGCGCCTGGAGGAGGAAAAGCAGACCATCCAGGACGACATCAAGGATGTCTTCGCCGAGGCCAAGGGCAACGGCTTCGACACCAAGATCATGCGCCGGGCGATCCGGCTGCGGCGGATGGACAAGAGCGAGCGCGAGGAGGCCGAGGCCATGCTCGAGCTCTACATGTCGGCGCTCGGCGAGCAGATCGGCCTTCCGTTCGAGGAGGCCTGAGGCATGGCCGATGGCTGGCACGAATTCAGCATTCCGGGCGAGACGGTCCCGTGGGCTCGTGCGGGCCGGGCCGGCAAGGTCTCGTTCACCCCGCCGAAGCAGCGGTCGTTCGCGGCCGTGCTCAAGGACTACGGCGCGCGCGCCATGGCCGACGCGCCGCCGCTCGACGGCCCGGTGCAGTTGGAGATCCTGGCGGTCTACCAGGTGCCGGCCTCGTGGCCGAAGAAGCGTCGCGCCGACCCGGTCGCGGCCTGGAAAACCTCGAAACCCGACACCGACAACATCGGCAAGATCGTCAAGGACGCGCTCAACGGCGTCTGCTGGCGCGACGATGCGGTGATCTGTTCGGACCATCTCTGGAAGCGCCACGGCGAGGCCCCGCGCCTCGTGGTGCGGTTCCGGCTGCTGACGGAGGGGCCGGGCGCATGAGGCCGAAACCGATGAAGCACCCGCGCCGCGTCGGGGCGCATGTCGCAGCCGCGCTCGATCGGATCCGTGAACTTGGTGGACGCGAGGCGGCAGTCACCAAGACGAAGCACGTCCAGATCGAGTGCCTGTTCTTCGGCCGGACGCTCACCGTCCACACCTGCTGCACGCCGAAGAACGAGTCCGCCGAGCGCGAACGCGTGCTGCGGCGGATCGACGAACTGTTCGCGGGGGTGGTGCGGTGAGCGCCGCCCTGCCCGACCTCGATCGTGCCGCCCGGCTGATCAGCCGCCTCGACATGAAGGCCCCCGGCTGCGGCGCCATCTATCGCGCCTGGGAATATGCCAACCGCATGCGCGGGCACGACTACGACGAGATGCGCGACGACTGGGCGGCGATGAAACGCCTCGTCGAGCGCGCCGTGATGAACCGGGAGGAAGCCCGTGCAGCAGCCGACCTACGCTGACCTCGTCGCCCGGCGCCGCGAGCAGTTGCGGCGCGAGCAGAGGGACCGTGCGCGCGAACTGGCGGCCAGGCTGCGGCCTGTGGCGCCGAAGGCCCTGCCTGCGCCCTGCCGGCGCGAGCCGCACTCCGCGCTCGTGGTGGCCGACGTGGCCCTGCCGCTTCCGCCGGCGCCGGCCCCGATCCTCGTGCCGGACGACCACAAGCGCGACTGGCTGATCGTCGCGACGAGCGTGCAAGTCGGCCGCGTCAGGATCGCCGAGATCAAGGACCGGATCGCCGCCCGCCATGGCATCACTATCGACGAGATGGAATCGGCGAGCCGCGACACCCGGTTCGCCAGGGCGCGGCAGGAGGTGATGTATTTCGCGCATGCGCTGTCGGCGCAGTCCCTGCCGGCGATCGGCCGCGCGCTCGGCGACCGCGACCATACGACCGTGCTGCACGGCGTTCGCGCCTTTGCCGCGCGCTCCGGCATCCCCGTCGACGCCGACAAGTCCACGGCCCTGCGCTGGCTCTACGAGGGGGTGCGGGCGTGATCCGCGAACTGATCGAGCGCCTGCTCGCCCTTGGTGCAACACCGGAAGTGATTGCGGTCGCGGTCGAGGCGGTCACGACGGCCGCTGCGACCGCGGACAAGCCGCGCTCGAAGGGGGCGGAAAGGACCGCAAGATGGCGCGAGAAGCGTCACAAGGCGTCACAGAACGTCACATGTGACGCTTGTGACGTCACACCGTCACAAAGCGTCACAGATGGCGTCACCTCGCGTGCGCACGTAGTTAGTTGTTTAGAAGTTAAGAAAGATACCCTCCCTACGTGTCCTTCGGACACTCCGGTTCCCATTTTGCAGGACGAGCCGAAACTCGATCTGGAACCGACGAGCGATCCTGCCTCGCTGGCCATTCCGAAAGCCAGGACGAGGGCCAAGCCCGGCAAGCCATCCCCGAACGGCTGGCCGGCCGATGGGTTTCCCCAGTGGTGGGCGGTGTATCCGCGCCGCGTGGCCAAGGGCGACGCCGAGAAGGCGTTTGCCGCTGCCGCCCGTCGAGCCGATGCGACGTTCGACGCGCTGATGGACGCCACGAGGGCCTTTGCCCGCTCGCCCCCCGAGCCGGAATTCGTGCCGTACCCCGCCACGTGGTTGAACGGAAAGCGATATCTCGATGAGCCGGAACCTGCCCTCGATCTCTGCGCCCCCCGCCCCGCCGCCGGCCGATCTGGTCGATCGAGCCCGCCGGTATCTGGCGCAGACCGGATGCTTGCCGCCACGGCTCGCGTCATCCGCCGTTTCCAGGACGAGCGAGCGATGGGAGATCCTGGGTGGCCTGACGGAGGACGAGCGCCGGGCGCTGAAGGCGCAGGAAACGGCCCTGACGGTGACCCTTTCCCGTTCTGACCCCGAGGCCGTCTCTGCCGCTCTGGCGCCGCTCTGGGTGGCGTTCCCGCCGCCGTCCGGCGCATCGGACGGGGCAGCGGAAGCGCGGGTCCTGGTCTACGCCAAGGCGCTGGACGATATCCCGGCCTGGGCGGTCGGCGAGGCCGTGATGGCGTTTCTGCGCGGCGAGGTCGACCGGCAGCAGGGCCACATGTTCGCCCCGACGGCGCCGGAACTGCGGATCGAGGCGCGGCGGCGCATGAAGCGCTTCGAGGAGCGGCGGCACGAGACGCACATGCTGCTGCAGGCGGCCCCGCGCGCGGTGGTGACGGCCGAGGAGGCGGAACGGCGGCGGCAGCGGGTGGCAGAGATCATGAGCGGCGTCACCCTCAGCGGAGGCGCCCGTTGAGCCAGCAGCGGCGATGGACGCGCGAGGATGACCGAGCCTTGGCGGCATGGTATGCCGAGGGCCTGGCGACGCGGGAAATCGGACGGCGGTTGAGCCGGACAGGGGCCGCGGTGCGGATCCGGGCGGCTCGGCTGGGGCTGCAGCACCCCGAAAAAAAAGCGATACAACCTGAAACAAGCCAAATCATTGTAAAATATGATGATCTTCCCGTTGCTCTTTCGGCTGCACGGAAGAAAATCGGCCTTTCGCAGCTCGAATTGGATGATCTCAGCGGTCTGCAGACCGGCTACACCGGCAAGCTCGAATGCGGGCTAAAGCACTACGGGCCGGTGAGCTTCGGCGCCACGCTGGCCGGCCTAGGCCTGGCGCTGGTGCTGATCCCGCACGGGAAGCAGCCGGTAGGACGGCGCAAGCCGCGTGGGCAGAGGGTGCCGCGCGGGTAGCTGCGAGAAAAATCCCAAAACAGTGATTTTAATTATGGACAATGTCCCCGATGTGGGACATGATACCTCCATCAACAACGGGCTGCGGCCTAATCGATGGAGACGGAAATGACCAAGATCGCCGCCACTGAACCGCCCGCAAGTTCGTCGCCGCCTACGTCCGCACTGACCGCCAGTGGAATACCGCTTCGCTCGCGGGCTGCCTGCCGCGCGGCTACGACATTTTCGAAGAGTTCGCCGGCAACCCGACCGTTGCCAACGTCGCCGCCCATATCCGCAACTACGCGGTGGCCGCCTGATCGCTCGGCCTGCGCCTCACGGGGCGCAGTAACGGCGGCCAGATAAGAGGCAACATGACCGCTGACGAATTCACTGCATGGCGAAAGCACCTCGGCCTCAACGGCCGGGAGGCTGCGGACGCGCTAGGGGTGTCGAAAAACACCATCACGGCCTATGAGCGCGGGAAATGGGATATTCCCAAGACCGTTGCGCTCGCCTGCAGCGCGCTCGCAAACCAGTTGCGCCCGTGGCCTATTGCTTGACGATAGTTCGGTAATCCCGTACTATCGCGCATGAAATTGTATGGTGCCGCTTCGTGCGAGGCACCGCGGAATTCGATGCGGCGGCTTCGGCCCCCTTTATGCGTTCCCGGCGCAGTCTGAGCAACTGCGCGTCCCGGTCAAACCGGCCCAGAGTGGAGCGCATCTAGTGGTGATCTCAACCGCATCGAATGCAATTCGCCCGAACGGGCGTCCGAAAGGGCTGGGCGGTTTCCGGTGACTCTCGCGGCCTTACTCATGCGGCGGAACCGGGGCTTTTCGTAGCGAGCCAGATCGCTGAGACGCGATGTCCACATGGCGATAGGTGGGACAGGTGCCGTGACCTACATCATCGGCCAAGCCGTTGAGCCGCAAACTCAACGGCTCAGTTTCGCCCGAACGGGCAACGGAATACGGTGCGGCGGCGCAAGCCGGGTGGACTCAGCGGTGCAGTGAAGCGACGACGCGACTGCCGCTCTGTGACCAGAGCATTTTAGGACACACCCCGGTTAGCCGGGGCCGCACCGTAGCAAGTTCGATGCAGCGGCGTGGAAGGACACGCGGCGACCAAGCGTAAGCGGCCTATGTAGCGTCTAGGCTGGCCTTTACAGGTGTGCTTGGCGAGGTTCACGCGCTTTCCAGCCGGTATCAAGCCCGGCCTGCATCGAAGCAATCCCGGCGGGACGCGCTTCCGACAGCCGCCGGCCTCAGAATATCGGAGCGTGCCGGCAGAGTGGGTGGCATCCACCCTGGATGCCGGAGGGGCGCGACACCGGCCAGTAGCCTGCCGTTCGCGGTGGACGAATACCGGCCCATGGGGCTCTGCCCCGGAGGTCTCCGACTTGGAGGCTGGCAAGCCCCGCTCGATCACCTCGGGCGGGGTTTTGTTTTGCCGTCGCGCCCATCAGCGCCGCGCATCGGCCGCGGCCAGGAACTCAGGCGGCACGCCATGCCGGCCGAGCATGATCGCCAGCCGCTCGATGTGCCGAGGCACCGGGCGCATGTCGCGCTCCATCTTGTGGATGCATGTCGCGATCGTCGTCAGCCGGCCCGCATAGCCAAGCGCCTGGCCGAAGTCGATCACGCTCAGCCTGAGCGACAGCCGCACCGCTCGCAGATCATCCCCCGTCATCGGCACCCCCTCGCCATCTAGGCCAGAATAGGCACATGCCCCCACCCCGCAATAGGCACATGCCTATTTGCCGGTGCGGTGCGCATTGCGCCACGTCCTGATCCCCTGGCAGCCCCAGGAGGGTGACATGCACCAGACCAGGCATCAGACGGCATTCCTATCGGCAGAGGGCGGCCCGTGGTCGGATCACGCGGTCTCAGGAGGCCTCGAATGCCTCACGACCTGCACGGTCTGCGGACGGCAGGACTGGACACCAGCCACCCGCGCCGATGACGGCACCCTGCACCCCATCCCAGGCGCCTTCGGCCCCCCTGGCTGCGACCAGGAACAATGCCATCCCGCCCCCACCGCACCGGCTTGGCGCGACACTGCGCCATTCCACGAAACAATCCTGTAAAGGAACCAATTTGCGCGCCGAACCCTATAATGCGCCCCAAAGAGAAACAGTTTTGCTCAAACCGTCGGTGCGTTGACCCGCTTCCAATCGGGCAACGACACTTCACTCCGTCCGGTCCGGCCCGAGGCCGGCCGGGACATGCCCCACAACAATCACGGTCTCCCAAGTCGGCTCGGAGCACGGCGAGGGCACGCAGCCGGGCGGAGACCGGACGCCAGGAGCTACCCGCATGGCCCCCGACACACTCCCCGCCGAGCCCGTCGCAGACGACATCGACGACACCGCCATCCTCCCCCTCGGCGATACCGAAGCCATCAAGATCACCGGCAAAGTCCGCGTTGCACTCGAACTCATGGCCTTCGACGGTCTCGCCGCAAAGGACGCAGCCGACCGATCTGGCCTGAAACGCAACAGCCTCTACGGCATGCTCGGGATGCCCAGATACGCCCAGGCGCTCAAGGCCATGCTGCAGGTGCGTCGATCTTCAGCCAGAGCGCGCAACATCGCAGTGCTCGAAGACATCCGCGACAACAGCCACTCTGAGGGAGCCAGGGTCAAGGCGATCCAAGTCCTTGAAGCGCTTGATGCAAAGGCGCCTCAGGTGACGGTCAACATCAACCCGGGCTGGGTGATCGACATGAGCAGCGTGGCCCCTGGTCGGATGATTGAGCATCATCCGGGCAATGGATCTAACCCGTTGATAGAGCACGAGGTTGTTCCGGCCGATGCCAGGGGAACGCGGCGTGATGAGGCCGACGACGGATGATCGAGGCATGGCCTGAGGCCTGGTCGGGCCGCTGGCGAGGCGGAACCGGCCGGGACCGAGGGCGGGGTGGGGGTCAACGGGGCGACGACGGGGGGTGCAAAATGGCGGCGTTTCTCTGTGCTCGTACCCCCCCCGCGAGATTTTCCCCCGAAACCCCTGGGGATGGATGGTCATGGTGAGGCGCGGCTGATGAGCGGATGGATTGGTGTTGATCTCGACGGGACGTTGGCGCGCTACGACGAGTGGCGGGGGATCGAGCATATCGGGGAGCCGATCCCGCTGATGGTGGCGCGGGTGAAGCGGTGGCTTTCGGAGGGGCGCGAGGTCCGGATTTTCACGGCGCGGGTCGGGGGGCTGACGGGTGAGGATTTGGATGTCGCGGCGGCGGCGATTTTCACGTGGTGCGCGAAGCACATCGGCGAGGTGTTGCCGGTGACGTGCATGAAGGACTTCGGGATGGTTGAGTTGTGGGATGACCGGGCGGTGTCGGTTGGGTTCAACACCGGCATGCGGTTGGACGGGCGGACGGGATGACGGCTATGGCTGAGGCACCTGGATTTTCTGAGCAAGCGCAGGTTCCTGCCGCAAAGATTGACGGCTGGATTCGAGCCTCATGGCAGCGCGGCGAGAGCGAGGGCTACCGGTATTTCCGCGGTTCGTGGCTGCCGGCCGCCGATGCGGCTGGTGAGTGTGTCGTGCTGGTCGAGGGGTGGAAGGACCGGCCTGTGGATCCGCCCGGGCCTGGATTTTTCTTGGTTGTCGCGAGCGATCGATGACGAAGCCGCTTCCTCCGACGCTGCGGCGGACCTCGTCGGGGCAACTGATCTACGAGCCGGGCGGGCCGACGCTGGCGCGGTTCGTGATGGACGACAGCCATGTGGCGGTGATCCGGGGGCCGCTGGGATCGGGCAAGTCGGTGGCGTGGTGCCAGCGGATTTGGCGGCATGCGCGGGAGCAGAACAAGAGCCCGGTGGACGGGAAGCGGCGGTCGCGCTGGGCGGTGGTGCGGTCGACCTACCCGGAACTGAAGACGACGACGGTCAAGACGTGGCTCGACACGTTCCCTGAGAACCTCTACGGGCGGTTCTATTGGGGCATGCCGCTGACGCACCGCATCCTGGTCGGGGATATCGATCTGGAGGTGATCTTCATCGCGCTGGACAAGCCGGAGGATGTCGCGAAGCTGCGGTCGCTGGAGCTGACCGGGGTGTGCTTCAACGAGCTGCAGTACACGTCGAAGGAGCTGTTCGACGAGGCGGAATCGCGGACGGGCCGGTACCCGGCGATGAAGGATGGCGGGTCGCGCTGGTATGGCGTGATCGGGGACATGAACGAGCCCGACGAGGACCATTTCATCCCGCTGATGACCGGCGAGGTCCCGTTTCCGGACGGGATGAGCGAGGAAGAGAAGGCCTCGATGTCGTGGCCGGAGGATTGGGCCTATTTCAAGCAGCCGCCGGGTTTGATCGAGAAGATCGGCCCGGATGGGACGGTGGTCGGGTACACGGCCAACCCGGAGGCCGAAAACCTTAAGTGGCTGATCCCTAACTACTATTTGGAGAAGGCGAAAGGCAAGACGCGGGCGTGGATCGACAGCCGCCTGATGAACAGGATCAACCTCTACACCGAGGGCGATCCGGTCCACACCGCGTTCCGGGTCGAGACGCATGTGGCGCGGGCGGTGCTGCAGCCGGTGCCGGGGCACCCTATCCGGGTCGGTCTGGATTTTGGCCGGTCGCCTGCGGCGCTGTTCGGGCAGATCGTGGACAACTGCTGGCTGATCTTGGACGAGCTGATCGGGTTCAACGAGGGCGCGGCGATTTTTGCGCCGAAGGTCAAGCGCCGGCTGATGGAGCGGTTCCCGGGGTTCGAATATGAGTGCTGGGGCGATCCGAAGGGGCAGGACAAGGGCCAGGCGGACGAGCGCACGGCCTACGACATCTTCGAGAAGCACGGCATCAAGGTGAAGCCGGCGCCGGTGAAGCAGAACGCCATTCAGACCCGGCTCGATGCGGTCGACAACGCGTTGACGACGATGTGGAACGGCAAGCCTCGGTTCCTGGTGTCGCCGGTCTGCCGGACGTTCCGGGCCGCGATGGCCGGGAAATATTGCTGGGAGAAGGACGACGAGGGCAAGCGGCAGCCGGCGAAGAACCGGTTCAGCCATGTCGCCGATGCCGGGCAGTATCTGGTGCTGGGCGGCGGCGAGGCGCGCGAGATGGTCGGGCTGACGCGGCACCGCGGCGCGGGGGATGCCGGCAGGGTGGTGACGACGCGGCGCGGCGCCCGGAGGCGGGTCCGGTGATCAGGATCGTTGCGGCCGAAGAGGTCCGGTCCTGGTGGGTGTGCTTCCATCCCCGGGCGCGGCTGTGGTGGGTGGACCGGCTGGTGCCGGGCCGGTTCAAGCATGTGAACGCCTTCACGGTGACCGGCGGGGCGATGGTGTTCGTTTCGACGGACACGGCGCGGACGCGGATGTTCGTGGTGCCGGTGTCCGAGGCGGGATGGGACTTCGCGGCGGCCTGGATCGGCGACGGCGAGGTGGTGAAGGTTCCGGTGCGGGACGGGGCAGCGCGGAACTGGCGGGCGGGGTTTTGGTGCGTGCCGGCGGTGGCGCACCTGATCGGGCTGCGCTCCGGTGCGTTGCTGCCGGACGGCTTGTGGCGAGAGTGTTGCGCCATTGGCGAAAGGGTGACGCGCGATGCAGCCTGCGAAATACACGCCCTCGAAAGAGGAACAGGCCCAGATGGCGGCGTCCAAGCGGGACCGCCTGCAGGCCGTTCAGGACTCCGTGACGCGGGATTCGCGCGAGTTGATGCAGGTCTACGGAGCGCGCGGAATGCTCTCCGGCTCGCCCCTGTCGCTGCGGTGATCCGATGGCTGAGGGCCGCGATTTCAAGGACATCGGCAAGGAAGCGAAACGGCGGCTGATGGCCGCGCGCGACCAGAAAACGACGTTCGAGACCGACTTCCGCGAATCCTACTTCTTCGCCGCGCCGCATCGGCAGCGGCAGGTGACATCGTCGACGCAGCCGAGCACGAAGAAGATCGGCGACGAAGCCGAGCTGCAGACCACGGTCGCATTTGAGCTGGTGCCGGACTTCGCCACGGTGGTGGTCAACTCGATCATGCCGGAGCATGAGCGCTGGGTCGAGCGCCGGCGGGCGCCGGGGGTTTCGCAGCAGGGCTGGGACCAGGTCAAGGCCGAGGTCGAGGGCGAGGATCGCGACATCTTCGAGAGCATGCGGGCCTCGGCTCTCTACACCGAGATCGGCAAGGTGTTCGCGCCCGATCTGGCGATCGGCACGGTCGGTCTGTGGATCGACGACCCCTCGCCGGCGCAGCCGGTGCGCGTCATGGGGATCCCGATTCGGGAACTGGAACTGAATATCGGGCCGGATGGCTCGGTCGACGATCGGTTTCTTGTCCGCTGGATCAAGGGCGGCGAGGTCGAATCGCTGCTGGGGCCGCAGGTTCAGGTGCCGGCCGGCTGGGTGAAGAAGTTCAAGGACCGGCCGGATACCCGGTTCGAGATCCGCTGGGGCTTCTGGCGGGACTGGTCGGCGCGCGATGCCGAGACGTGGAACCACGTCGTGATGATCGGGTCGGAGTGCATCCACCACGTCAAGCTGAAGGGTCAGGGCTGCTGTCCCTTGCTGATCGGCCGGTGGAACCCTTCGCCGGATCATGCCTGGGGCTACGGCCCGCTCGTGCAGGCCCTTCCTGATCTTCGGCAGGCCGACGAGATGGAAGCCAACATCGTCGATGCGGTGGATTTCGCGGTGCGCCCGCCGATCTCGTTCCCCGATGACAGCTTCGCCAACATCGAGGAAGGGCTTGAGGCCGGCGGCGCCTATCCGATCCGGGCCGGCACCGAGGATGCGGTGAAGCCGATCTACGAGCCGCGCACGATCGATCCCGGCATCATCATGCAGGAGCGGCGAGAAAAGCGGCTGCGGAAGCTGTTCTTCGTCGACTACCCCGTGCAGACCGGCGACACGCCGCCCTCGGCGACGCAGTGGCTCGACGAAATGGCGCTGGCGCAACGCCGGCTCGGCACGCCCGGCATGCCGTTCTGGCGCGAGTTCGCCTGTCCGATCTTCCTGCGCTTCGGCTACCTGCTGATGAAGCGCGGCATCGTCAAGGACCACCGCGCCGACGGGAAGACGATCGGGCTCTACCCGTCGAACCCGATGCAGCGGGCCGCCGAGATGCAGGAGGTCAGCGACAACGCCAAGTTCCTGCAGATCGCCTCGCAGATCTTCCCGGAGGAGTTCAAGGCGATGGTCGACGGGTCCAGCACCATGCTGGCGATTCGCGACAAGATGCGGGCTTCTCTGGTGAAGTTCAGAACAACCGAACAAATGAATGCAGCCGTGGACATGATCTCGAAACTGCAGGGCGGAACCCCGGGCGAGGCGCCGGCCGGGGCGCTTGCAGGACCGTTGCCGGCATGAGGACGGGCATGATCGCCGACGACGAAATCGTGCGGGCCTGGTCGCGGATCGGGCTTTCCGGCGATGGCCGGACGGCCCGCCTGCACCTGCAAAGACGCCTGATGGCGCTGTGTCCGGACCCGTCTAACCCCGGTGCGTTGCAGGTGTCCGAGGGCGAACGCAGGTTGGCTGCCGAACTGATCGCGATGCTCGATCGGGATATCGGAGAGCCGAATGCCGCCGGAAGTGGTCCAGGGCCTGGAGAGTCAGTCGTCGTCATCCGTGGGCAGCGTTCCGAGCCTGCGCGACGAGGCGCCCAGCGTCGCGTCGCCCCCGACGCCGGCGATCGGTGATCCCGGCGCCGGTACTGCTGCTGATCCTGCCGCTTCTGGCAGTCAGCCCGAGACCCCGGTGGCCGAAGCCGCCGCGAAGCCGACCAAGCCCGAGTATCTGCCGGATGCCTTCTGGGATGCCGAGAAGGGCGAACCGAAGGCCGGGGCGCTGTCGGAAGCGCTGACCAAGCTCGGCGAGCTTGAAGCCGCCCAGGCGGAGCGCGCGAAGCAGGTCCCGGAGAAGGCCGAGGGCTATGAGCCGGCTCTGCCCGAGGGCTTCAAGATGCCGGACGGCATCGAGATCCAGCTCGACACCAACGACCCGGTCTATGCCGCCGCGCGCGAGTTCGCCAAGGAACGCGGGCTCACCCAGGCCGAGTTCTCGAACATGCTGGCGCTCGAAGCGCAGCGTGTCGCGACCGAGCATCAGAAGCTCTCGGCGGCGGTTGCCGCGGAGCGAACGAAGCTCGGCGAAAACCGCATCGCACGGCTCGACGCCGTCGATTCCTTCCTGAAGGGCCGCCTGCCCGAAGCCCAGGCGTCCGCTCTCTCGAACATGCTCGTGACCGCCGCACAGGTCGAGGCGTTCGAAACCCTGATGTCGTCGCTGACCGGCGACGGCGTCGGCGGCTTCAGCCAGCAGGGGCAAGGGGCGAAGTCGTCGGTTTCCGAAGACGACTGGAACCGGATGAGCCTCGAAGACCGCATCAACTACCGGCGGACCGCGACCGGGCGATAAGGAGAGACCACGATGGGCCTGATGACCCTGGTTGAATATTCGAAGGGCATGGAAGCGGGCGATCCGAACCGCGCCTATGTCGAGACCTTCGCGCGGGCCGCGGATATCTATGATGCCCTGCCGTTCGAAGGGCTCGGCGGCAAGCCGGTGTTCGAGGGCTACCGCGAAACCTCGCTGCCGACCGTGTCGTTCCGCGGCATCAACGAGGCCGGCACCAACGGCTACGGCACGCAGGAGCCCTTCAGCGAGCCGACCTACATCCTCGATCACGACATCGATGTCGACGAGGCGATCATCCGCCGGTCCGGCATGGAGCGTCGCGCCCGCGAAGAGGTGAAGGGCGTCAAGGCGGCCGGCAAGCTGTGGATGGATACCTTCATCGCCGGGTCGAACTCGACCAACCCGCGCGAGTTCGACGGCATCCAGGTCCGCTGCGACAAGTATTCCCACCGCAAGCTCGCGGCCGGCTCGACCTCCGGCGGCGACGCGCTGTCGCTCTACGTGCTCGATCAGGCGATCCAGCGCGTCGAGGAGCCGAACGCGATCCTGATGTCGCACAACCTGCTGCCGCGCGTCATCCAGGCGGCGCGGTCGACCTCGGTCTCGGGCTTCGTCATGCAGACCTGGGATCAGGTCGGCACTCCGAAGCTGAGCTATGCCGGCATCCCGATCTACTTCGGCTACAAGCGCTCGCGCCACGGCGTGATCCTGCCGTTCTCGGAAGCCGCGCCGGGCGGCGGTTCTTCGGTCTGCACGTCGATCTACGTGCTGCAGCTCGGCGGCAACGGCCTGCACGGCATCGAACTGGCGCCGCTGCAGACGCAGGATGTCGGGCTGATCACCTCGACCTCGCCGCGCATCTACCGCACGCATCTGACCTGGGACACCGGCATCGTCGACGAGGCGGACTACTGCATGTGCCGCGTCTGGGGCGTCAAGGACGCGGCCTTCACGGCGTGATGAACCCGCGGCGGCCTCCGGGTCGCCGTTTCCACCTTGGGGCGAGCCGAACAGGAGGCCACGATGCCCGAACGCAAGCACAGTTTCGACGCGCTGATGAACATGAAGAATGCCGGCGCGGTCACCTCGACCGCCGTCGCGCAGATCGCCAGCGCGGATGTCATCATCGATCTTCTCGCCGCCGCGCTGACCGAAATGGAGCTGGTCGCGAACGTCACCGCGATCGACACCGCGGACACGAACGAGACCTACGAACTGCAGATCCAGGGCTGCAACTCGTCCGGCTTCGGGTCCAGCGTCGTCGAGCTGGCGAGCCTCGCGATCACCTCGATCGGCGAGCACCACATCGCGTTCGACAACGAGTGCCCGCTCGCCGGCGTCGTGACGAAGTTCCGCTACGTCCGGCTGCGTCACATCCTCGGCGGCACCACGCCGTCGATCAACTATTCCGCCTGGCTCGCGCCGCGCGCCTGCTGAGGCGACCGGACGGACGGCATGCAGACCCCGCCCGGCGAGCGCAGGCCCGCCGGGCTTTTCGTAGGAGACGACGATGCCCGTGAAAGTGAAGGTCTGGGACTTGGCGCACGAGTCCGGCAAGATCGAGGAATTCGAGACCTATGCGATCAACGCGCGCGAGATCGTGCAGAGCGATCCGAAGCGGTTCACGACGAAGAAGCCCGACGCCGATCCGGCCACGATCATGGTCCGCAGCGACGACATCTTCACCCCGGCCGCCGCCGGCCTGCCGGCCCCGCTGCCGCCGATCGCCGCGCTCGCCCAGCCGAGCATGCCAGCGCCGACCGTTGCGACCGAGCCCGAGCAGGACGACGAAGACGAGGATGACGGCGCCGAGACCGATCCGGAGCCGGAGGAATCCGCTGGCACCGATCAGCCG